AGCCTAACAGATAATACAACGATTGCCAGTGGTGAGAACGCTCTTGTAGCAGGACCATTTACACTTGCAGCTACGTTGACTGTCAACGGCACATTTACGGTGGTGTGATATGAGTAAGTTATATGTAGATGAAATAGCCAGTAAAACTTCTGGTAATAAAATTATGATGCCTCAAGGCGGCATTATCCAAGTCCAATACACACAAGTAATAGCTACAAGCACTCATACTTCTGCAAGTGCTTTATCCACAACTACTGTTACACCATTAAACGTAAACATTACTCCATTATCTTCTTCTTCAATTATCATGCTTACAGCGGGAGTAACTGGTGAATGGAGTAGGGATGGCGCATCATGGGATAGCACTTGGTTTTTCTTACGAGACAGCACTAAATTATCTTCTCCTCCTGATGGGACTAGAAACGTAGGTATTCATATGGGAACCAATATAACGATTTATGCTGCTGATAATAATTCAACACCAGACAACGCTCAATACACATACTTTGACACACCTTCAACTACTTCAACTATTAATTATAAAGTAGCATTTTCTGATAATGGCACAGGAACTTGGCATTTAAATAAAACTGTTTCTGATACTAATGTAGCGGGACATGAGCGTGGAATTTCATTTATTATGGCACAGGAAATAGCAGGATAGGAGGAAAACATGGCTTCAATTATAGGAGTGGAAACCCTCCAGCATACTAACGGTACGTCAGCGGCAACCATAGCTTCAACAGGCGTAGTAACTTTTGCAAAACCACAACCACCTTTAGTTGGTTCACCTGTCGCTTTGTCAGGCTTATCAAACAAAACTTTCACAGGAATCCCAGCGGGAACAAATAGATTTACTGTAGTGCTTGATGATGTTTCAGGGCCAACTAGCGGTTATCTAAAATTACAGCTTGGGACTGCTAGTGGTTTAGAAACTGGCACAAATTACTTAGTTAATGACTCAAATGGAACAGCAGGAAATTCGTTTGCTGGATATGGAAATGGTACGGCTAACGACTTCAGACTAACAGCTTGGACAAATGATAATGCAAATATGAGTGGAACAATTACATTTACACATCTTGGCGGCAACAAATGGATGATGGGTTCTCATTTAATTTCAAGAGCCTACAGTGCCTATTTTATCTCACTCACAGGCCAAGTCAATCTAAGCGCAGAGTGTACACAGGTTAAAGTATTCCCCGCTACAGGAAACTTTGATGCTGGCAATGTAAACCTTTTGTTAGGATAGGAGATACAAATGACAAGTATATTAAAAGTAGACTCCATCCTAAAAGCAGATGGCAGCGCACATGATTTTGTAAGCTCTAACATATTAGAAACATTTACAGTGGTTTGTAACGGTGAAGCTATCACAGTACCGTCTGGTACTTATACCCCAACGAATGTAACAGCTAGTTATGCTTTAACTGATAGCCATGTAGTTACTACTGGTTCTAGTATTTCTTATACCCCACCGACAGGAACAACTAGCGTAATTTATGAATTTCAATATAAAGTTGCATGGGAAAATACATCATATCCGGGAATTATTCATACAGCAATGAGAATAGACGGAACGCAAATTACAGGCTCAAGACAAACCTCTGGATACGCTGGTACATATGACCAAATGCATAATCATTTTAAGTGGCGTATCCCCATTGGTGGTACTGCTTCTTCAGCAACAGGGCGTGTTGCTAGTTGGACATCAGCAAAAACAATTGATATGACAGCTAGAAGATATAATTCCAGTTATCCGGGAAAGGTGCATCATACTCATTATTGGGACGGTGGCAACGCTGGTTTTCCTGACCTGCCAATTTTATCTATTACAGCATTAAAGTAGGAGACAGATATGGCATTAACAAAATTAAACAATCAGTCTCTTAGCGCAGTTACATCGGCTGGTATTCCTATTCGTAGTGGTAGTGTGTTGCAGGTTTTAAACACAACATTTAATACTCAAGTGGCGACTACATCTCAAACGCCATCAGCAACTGGATTGGCGCAGACCATTACTCCTAATTTTGCCAACAGCAAGTTATTAGTCCATATAGACGCTTCTGTTTACAACAACACTGCTTCTAAAGGTGTTGATTTATATCTTTATAGAGATGGAAGTGCAGTAACTTTAGTCTCAGGAACTGCTGGTGGAAGATTTGCTTATGTTCATTCCTACAATACCGGCGGTCAATCAATTACGAGTAGTAGTTTTAGTTTTTTAGCAGATGCTGGAAGTACATCAGCAACAACATTTCAACTTTACTTTGCAAATGGCATTGCTGGCGGAACTGCCTATGTCAATGTGAATGGCGCAAGTGATACTGCTGCAATAACTGTAATGGAAATCGCTGGATAATGAAAACGGTACAAGAAGTTTCACCAGAATTACGAGTTGCTATAGAGCTAGAAGCACACGAAAAAGAATGTGCTGTACGTTATAAAGCAGTGGAAGATAAACTATCAGGTCTCGACAAAAGACTGTGGAGACTTGAAGCAATGATAATGGGATCAACGGTTATAGTCGTTGGCCTAGCATCCTCTCTCTTAATGAAAATGTGAGGTTAAAATGATCGCGGAAACAATGGCAGGTATAGCACTAGTTAAAGGCGCGGTTGACGGTATCAAAAGTATGATCGGTACTGCCAATGATGTAAGCGAAATAGCTGGGTATATAGATAAGTTGTTTGAGGGCGAAAAACAAGTACAACAACAAAGAAATAAAAAAGCTGGAGTAGATAACTTTGGGGGTATCGGAGGTGTTGCATCTGAAGTTATAGATGCTAGACTGGCTAAAGAAAAACTTCAAGAAGTAGCTACATTAGTTGATATGCGATTTGGTCATGGAACATGGAAATCTATTCTTGATGAAAGAGCTAAAAGACTTAGAGAAGAAAAAGAAAGAATAGCAGCTTTTAAAAAAGCACAAAGAATAAAAGCACAAGAAAGAGAAGATTTAATAAAACAAATATTAATTGCTGGTGGATGTGTTGCTGCTGTTATAGTAATAATAATTGCTATGGCGGTATCAATATCTCGTGCACCAGTAACTTAGAGGAGACTAAAATGTTTGAAGTATTAGTACTGGTTTGTTTGGCATCAAACCCTAACACATGTTTTGAGTTAGAAGACACAAGAGGGCCATATGAAACAAGAGAACAATGTGTAGAACGTTCAATAGAAATGCGTGAATTTATAAATGAAATGCCAGATCATATACCTCAAGCATATAAGTGTGTACACCATGATATAAAAACTCCAGGAGTAGCAACATGATATCTGCATTAATAGGCCCTGTTACAGGACTACTAGATAAGTTTATTCCTGACGCTGATGAAAAAGCAAGGATTGCCCATGAGCTTGCTACGATGGGAGAAAAACATGCCCAAGAACTAGCACTTGCTCAAATAGAAGTAAACAAAGCAGAGGCAGCTTCAGGCTCTATATTTAAGGGCGGCTGGAGACCAGCAGTTGGTTGGGTATGTGCGTCTGCTTTTGCCTATCACTTTGTTTTACAGCCCGTCCTGCTCTTTGTAGTAGCCTTAACGGGCACTCAGCTACCTACCCTACCTGAATTTGATATGGGCACGTTGTTGCCCGTTCTAGGCGGCATGTTGGGGATTGGTGGACTCAGGACATATGAAAAACAAAAGAGGCTAACTAAATGAATATAGATAAACTAAGAGAAGAACTTAAGGCTGATGAGGGATGTAAGTATGAAATCTACTTGGATCATCTTAACCTCCCTACACACGGTATTGGTCATCTTATTCTTGACAGCGATCCTGAGTATGGACAAGAAGTTGGCACACCAGTCTCGGAAAATAGAGTTAATGAGTGTTTCGCTAAAGATGTCGAAACGGTGTTATCGGAGTGCAAGAAGTTATATTCCAACTTCGAACTTTTGCCTGAAGAAGTCCAATTAATTATTGCTAATATGATGTTTAATATGGGCAGACCTCGGCTTAGTAAGTTTGTAGGGATGAGAGCAGCTGTAGACTCTGGTGATTGGCACAGGGCTGCAGTAGAAATGGTTGATAGTAAATGGTATCAACAAGTAACAAATCGTGCTGATCGGCTTGTACAAAGGATGAGAGCAGTTTAATAGTATATACCCCTTATAGGAAAAATCTATTCAAATAAGAGGTAATAATATTATGAGAAATGTAGAATACGCTGGACCAGTCACATCTATTTCTGAAGAGATTGATGCAATGAAGTATCGTCAAGAAGGTGAGTCCTTTGATGATAAAGTAAAACGCATGGCAGGAGCACTTAATGATACTCCTGAACATCAATTAGAACTAGAAGACATTTTTGGGAATATGAGATTTCTACCAGCAGGTAGAGTCCAAAATGCTATGGGAAGTAGGCGTATTACTACAGCTTTTAATTGTTTTGTTAGTGGTATTATTGATGACAATATGAAGTCTATAATGAAACGTGCTGCAGAAGCTGCAGAGACTATGCGTAAAGGTGGTGGTATTGGGTATGATTTTAGTAGACTCAGACCAAGGGGCGATCATATTAACTCTCTCGACTCTCAGTCTTCTGGTCCTGTTTCTTTTATGGGGATCTTTGATGCAGTGTGCCAAACAATTGCTTCTAGCGGTCACAGGAGAGGAGCACAAATGGGTGTCCTTAGGGTTGACCATCCTGATATACTCGACTTTATTCGCGCTAAACGTAACAGTGATAAACTCACCGGATTTAATATCTCCGTTGGGATTACAGATGCCTTTATGGAAGCTTTGGATAACGATACCGAGTACGATCTTTTGTTTGACGGTGTTGTGCGTGGCACTTTATCAGCCCAAATGGTATGGGACGAGATAATGAACTCGACCTGGGATTGGGCAGAGCCTGGAGTTCTGTTTATTGACCGTATACAAGAGATGAATAACTTATGGTACTGTGAGACCATTGAAGCCACTAACCCATGTGGTGAGCAGCCGTTGCCCCCGCAAGGTGCATGTTTGTTAGGTTCTTTTAATTTAGTAAAGTATCTTGATGAAAGTGCTGGTAACTATACATTTAATTTTACACAGTTTAAGAAAGACATTCCACATGTAGTACGTGCAATGGATAACATTATTGATCGTACTATATACCCGCTTAAAGAACAGTCTGATGAGGCTAAAGATAAAAGACGTATGGGGCTAGGTGTTACTGCACTAGCTAACGCTGGTGAGCTTCTAGGATACCCTTATGCTTCTCCTGAGTTTCTTAACTGGACTGAAAAAGTCTTTGCTTGTTTAAGAGACAATTGTTATAAAGCATCTGCTTTGTTAGCAAAAGAAAAAGGTGCATTCCCTATGTATCGTCCAGAGTATTTAAAGTCTAACTTTGTACGTACATTACCTGCATCTGTTAAGAAGGAGATTAGAGAACATGGCATACGCAACAGCCACCTCACTAGTATTGCTCCTACTGGTACTATCAGCCTTGTGGCAGATAATGTCACTGGTGGCATAGAGCCTGTATTCAGCCATTACTATGATCGTACTATCCAGACATTTGAAGGACCCCGTGTTGAACGTGTAGAAGACTATGCGTACTCTAGAGGGGTAGAAGGGAGGACATCATCTGATATTTCAGTTCAAGATCATTTAGCAGT